AGAACTTCAAAGTATCAAAGAACTAAATAATGAACACCCTGCAGTTGGATACCTTCTTGGTCGTAAAATTCCTGAGAAATATTTCTCGGATTTGTTTTACACTGACAAGTTTTGCACCTGGGTAAACACACAGAAACCAACGTTCAAAGATGTCAAAAAGGATCACCCCAGAATTATTATCCCTTTCATTGACACAGATGGAACTTGGTTCGGATTTCAAGGAAGGTCCGTTGTAGCAGACGATAAGTTGAGATACATCACTATCATGCTGGACGAATCTAAAACTAAAATCTTTGGTCTTAATAGAATAGATTTCAACAAGACCATATACATTACAGAAGGACCGTTTGATAGTTTGTATATTGACAATGCAATTGCTATGGCAGGAGCAGATGTTGATTGGGGATTATTGCAAGACAAAGAAGTCGTTTTCGTCTATGATAATGAGCAGCGTAACAAAGAGATCATTGCTCGTATGCAAAAAGTCATCGACAAAGGATATGAGATTGTCATCTGGCCAAAAAATCTAGAGGATAAAGATCTGAATGATATGTTTATTGCTGGACATGACGTCCAATCTCTAGTAGAATTCAACACTTACAGCGGACTACAAGCACAGATTAAACTAAGCGAATGGAAAAAAGTATGAAAGAAATCCAGGTAATCAAGAGAGATGGGGTTAGTGAACCTCTGAATCTTGATAAAATTCATGTGATGGTAGAGCACGCTTGCAATGGACTTGCTGGTGTGTCTGAGTCTCAGGTAGAAATGAATGCCAATCTTCAATTTTTTGATGGCATTAAGACTTCGGATATTCAAGAAATCTTGATTCGTTCTGCTAATGATCTTATCTCATTGGATGCCCCTAACTATCAGTTTGTTGCTGCTAGACTTCTGTTGTTTAGTCTGAGGAAGGCAGTGTACAATGGTCATCCTGATGGACACCCTCCTTTGTTGGAGCATGTAGAGAAGTGTGTGTCTAGAAAAGTTTATGATGCATCTATCGTTAAAAAATATACAGAACAAGAGTGGGAGAAACTGTCCAGTTATATGGATCATGAACGGGATTTTCTGTTCACTTATGCTGGAGCACGACAGGTTGTAGATAAATACCTAGTGCAGGATCGCAGCACTGGGAAAATTTTTGAAACACCCCAGTACATGTATATGATGATTGCTGCTACGTTGTTTCAAGACGACGATAAGTTCTATAGATTGGAATATATTAAAAAGTACTATGACGCAATCTCAAAACACCGAATCAACATTCCCACACCTGTCATGGCAGGGGTGCGAACTCCACTTCGACAATTTGCTAGCTGTGTTCTTGTTGATGTCGATGACACCCTCGATAGCATCTTTTCTAGTGACATGGCGATTGGCTACTATGTTGCTCAGCGTGCAGGAATCGGTATCAACGCAGGCAGAATCCGTGGCATCAACGCTAAAATCAGAGACGGAGAAGTACAGCACACAGGTGTTGTTCCATTCCTCAAAAAGTTTGAAAGCACTGTCAGATGCTGTACTCAAAATGGCATTCGCGGTGGATCGGCTACAGTACACTTCCCAATCTGGCACCAAGAAATAGAAGACATTATTGTTCTTAAGAACAATAAAGGAACAGAAGACAATCGAGTGAGGAAACTTGACTACTCAATCCAAATTTCAAAACTTTTCTACGAGCGTTTCATCCAGAATGGAGAGATTAGCTTATTCTCACCGCATGATGTACCAGGTCTCTATGATGCTTTTGGTACTGATACATTTGACGCTCGCTATGTGGACTATGAATCAGATCAGTCTATTCCAAGAAAGACTATCGGGGCACAAGAACTTTTTCTCAGCATCCTAAAGGAGCGAGCAGAGACAGGTCGTCTCTATCTGATGAACATCGACCACTGTAATTCACACTCGTCCTTCAAGGACAAGGTGAACATGAGTAACTTGTGTCAAGAGATCACCCTACCTACTGATCCTATTGGTCATATTGATGATCCTAAAGGTGAGATTGCTTTGTGCATTCTGTCTGCTATTAACGTCGGTAAACTGAAGAGTCTGGATGAACTGGATGACCTCTGTGACCTCGCTGTAAGGGGTCTGGATGCTCTGATTGACTACCAGGAGTATCCTGTTGAGGCAGCAAAGCAGAGCACCGTTAACCGTCGTTCTCTGGGTGTTGGTTACATTGGTCTTGCACATTACCTGGCAAAGAATGGTGCATCATATGACAGTAACAAGGCACATGATCTAGTGCATAAACTCACTGAGAGGTTCCAATACGCTCTTCTATCAGCGTCGAATAGTCTTGCGATGGAGAAGGGACCTTGCGGATATTTTGGTAAAACAAAATACTCAGATGGAATTCTTCCAATCGATACATATAAGAACGAAGTTGATGAGATTGTACCGAATGATCTACAGTGTGATTGGGAGTTTCTTAGAGGTCGGATCCAAAAGTACGGTCTTAGGAACTCAACACTGTCCGCACAAATGCCTTCGGAGAGCAGCTCCGTTGTGTCAAACGCAACCAATGGAATCGAGCCGCCTCGTGCATTCTTGTCCATTAAGAAGTCCAAAAAAGGACCTCTTAAGCAGATTGTTCCCCAGTACACTACCCTGAAGAACAACTACACCCTGCTTTGGGACATGCCTAATAATGATGGATACATTAAAGTGACTGCAGTAATGCAGAAGTTTTTTGATCAGGCAATCAGTGGTAACTGGTCTTATAACCCAGAGAATTATCCTGATAATGAAGTACCTGTTTCTGTCATGGCAAACGATCTTCTTAATACCTACAAGTATGGATGGAAGACTTCTTATTATCAGAACACATATGATGCTAAGAAAGATGGTGATGAAGAACCATCGATTGAGAATGTTGACAACTTAATAACCGATCTGTTAGAATCCGAGGAGGAAGACTGTGAGTCCTGCAAAATCTGAACTACAAGGAATGACCGTATTTAATAAGAACAAAGTGGACACCAAGAAGCAACCCATGTTTTTTGGTCAACCATTGGGAGTCCAACGATATGACTCCTTCAAATATCCTGTGTTTGATAAACTAACTCAGCAACAACTGGGTTATTTTTGGAGACCAGAAGAAGTATCACTACAAAAAGATCGTGCAGATTACCAGACTTTATCGGAAGAGCAGAAGCACATCTTCACTAGTAACCTTAAGTACCAAATCATGTTGGATAGTGTACAAGGGCGTGGTCCTGGGATGGCTTTTATACCTTACTGCAGTTTACCCGAACTTGAGTCAGCGATGACTGTATGGGAGTTTATGGAGATGATTCATAGTCGCTCCTATACCTATATCATTAAAAACGTATACTCAGATCCTACAGAAGTCTTTGATACTATCTTAGACGATGAGAAGATTCTCTCTCGTGCATCATCTGTTACTGAATCCTATGATGAATTTATTGATCATGCTCATCAGTATGACAATGGAACCATGTGGGAACTTGCAAACGAAGGTCACTATGCAGGGCAGTTTGACCGTCGTGAACTGAAGCGTAAACTGTATCGTGCAGTTGCTAATGTCAATATCCTAGAGGGTATTCGTTTCTATACATCCTTTGCATGTTCGTTTGCTTTCGGTGAGAACAAACTCATGGAAGGTAGTGCAAAGATTCTTTCATTGATTGCTCGTGACGAGTCACAACATCTTGTACTTACTCAGAATATTTTGAATAAGTGGAAGGATGGTGATGATCCAGAGATGGAACTCATTTCTAGGGAGGAGCAATCTTGGGTAAAGAGTATGTTCCAGCGTGCCGTAGATGAAGAGAAAATGTGGGCAGAGTATCTGTTCAAGAATGGATCTATGATTGGTTTGAATGAGCGTCTGCTTCATAATTATGTGGAGTGGATTGCTAACCGTCGTATGAAAGCGATCGGTATCAAACCCATGTTTGACATTCCTGCTAAAAACAATCCGTTACCTTGGACGGAGCATTGGTTAAATAGTAAAGGCCAGCAAAATGCACCTCAAGAAACGGAGATTGAAAGTTATGTCATCGGAGGAATCAAACAAGACGTTGAGGCAAATACCTTCGCAGGATTCTCCCTCTAATGATGAATGCTATAGGGCAATCCTAGACGCAGCAGAACACGGTTGGGATGACTTGTTAGATAGAGCAGACCAACCAGCAAACCCTTTCGCAGAAGAACTTTGGTTAATGGAAAAGAAAAAAGCACAGCAACAGCAGCAAGGTGACGACATCATTGTCAATATGGATGGTGGTGTTGGTGGTAGTTGGCAAACTGCAGAACCTCAAAAGGAACGCAACACCCGCCACAGTGTTGATAAGGGCGAAGAGTTTATTAGAAGTGGTATGACTCTTATCACAGACCTGGAAAGTGATAAGTATCTTAAATCAGCACGACGCAATTCAAAATAAGTGTGCTACAATATAAATATAAGTGGTAGCGCAAGTTACCATTTACGTTCATCCCTCTTCGGGGGGACGCAAGTAAGTCGCGGAACGGAGCCGTTCATCCCATGCTAGAACTATTATTCTATACATCACTCACCTGTCAACAAGCCGATGCAATTATGTTTCGGATGAGAACAAATGAGAATATTCCCCCTGAATATAAGGTGGAATTGATTGAGGTCATGAAGGAGTCAACTCCTGAATGCTACCCATGGGACGCACACGACTGAAGGAACGGGGGAATAAACCACCCTATCTTCAGGAGTAACAACATGAACACATTACAAATGGTCAAGAAGCAGATCAATAAGGCATCTGCACTGCACAATGCACAGATCAGTCACACCTCATATCGTGGTGTTGAGTATGATACTCGTTGTGTAGAGTCTAAGGAGACTCACGGCACATTCTGTTATCGTGGTCGTACTTACAACAAATAATTTATTATTTGCATACGAACACAAAGCACCCTTAGGGGTGCTTTTTTGCTATACTAAATACTGACAACCTATACAGGAGAGTCATGAAACTTTTTCTGGACTGTTCTGACCCAGAGCTAATTGCCTCTGCCTTTGAGACTGGACTAATCGATGGAGTTACAACAAACCCCAGTCTCATGTTGAAAGCAGGAGAGGACCCTAAGCAAGTCATTAAGGAAATCTCAGCAATCTTTCCATGGAATGCTTCAGTTTCTGCTGAAGTAGTCGGAGATACTGCTGAAGAGATGCTTGATATGGCGCAGGAGTACCTGGAGATCGGACCAAACATTACTATCAAAGTTCCATGCACAGTCGAAGGACTGAAAGCATGTAGAGAACTAGCAGATGATGATGTGCATGTAAATGTTACACTCATCTTTAGCACAGCACAGGCAATCCTTGCTGCAAAAGCAGGAGCAACATATGTTTCACCATTCGTTGGTAGAGTATTTGACCAGCATTGGAATGGAATTTATTTGATTGAACAGATTGCAGACGTATTTGCAACTCATCAGGTCAAAACTGAAATCCTTGGAGCATCTATCAGAGAACCTATTCAAGTATCGGATGCCTTTAGAGTAGGTGCTGATATTTGTACAATCCCACTACCCATGTTCTATCAACTCTACAAGCATATTCTTACCGACAAAGGTCTAGAACAGTTTGATAAAGATTGGACATCACTACAAGAGAAACTCTAATGCCTAGATCGCAAATGCTGAAGATTGATATGGAAGCTCGTCTTCATAAACTGAAGACAGAGTTATATGAAATGGAAAACCAAACAGGCAAAACTGGTCAGTGGTGTGATGGTGCTCATTATGCATATAATGAAGTTCTAAAAGTCCTACAAGAATATCGAGTATGAATAAAAAGAATTTGAAAGTTTTGATACATGACCTTGAGTTTGCAATCGCAGAACTTAAGGCAGAAGTTTACTCCGATACAGAATCCTACCTAGATAGTGAGAATGTGAGACGGGTATACACATACGATGACGACGGAGAAACCGACTGATGAAAATGAAAAAGAGTATGAAAACCCCTGGATTTTTGAAGGACAACCTTTTTTATCTAAGGACATTGACGATCATTATGGGTTTGTCTATTGTATTACAAATAGTCTCACTGGGAAAAGATACATCGGTCGAAAGTACTTTCACCAATTACGAAAGCCTAGAACTGGAGGCAGGAGAGTTAAATCTGAAAGTGACTGGAAACGTTACTACGGAAGCAGTGCTGAACTTACTGAAGAACGCAAGCGGTTCGGGAATCTTGCCTATAAACGGGATATAATTAGCCTACATAAATCCAAGGGACTCACAAACTTTGAAGAGACCCGTCAATTATTTCTCAATAATGTACTTACGGAGGCATTTGAAGATGGCACACCAGCATTTTACAACTCAAACATCCTTGGTCGGTACATGCGAAAAGATTACTTCAGACCTTGACGCTCGCTGAGCAGTCTGCTATAATTACGAGGTAGTCAAGGGAGTTCAACATGAACACAGAGTTCTACGAGGCATTGAGCAATGAAGATGCGCTGTTCGATTTGTTTATCGATCAGTTACATCACTTTGCTGAATTGGAATTGGAAGAACGTAAGACTACCACTGGGTCAGTAGCTCAGATGGATAGAGCAATTCACTTCTAATGAATTGGTCGGGGGTTCGAGTCCCTCCTGACCCGTTGGAGGTTAATCCCTCCACCATTGTAGTCCAGAGGTAACGCATATGACTACGCTACAGAAGTTTTCTTCCTCTCTCGATATTATTTCGGGAGCAGTTAACCGTCAACTAACACTCGACATCGAGTATCCTATTCTTTATAATAAAATTTTGAAATTTTACGAGGAGAAAGGTGTCAGTTTCTATGGTGACGTAGACGAAGATTACTTCATTCTCTTGAATAAACTAGAAGAAGATTTAAATTATGATCGAGAAAGTTATTACTGGTATTGCTAAGAATGAACTCTATATGGGTTACATCTTTGGTATTATGATCTTGGGTGGATTCATCCGTGATTACAGTGCTCTTGAGGATGTGTATGCTTTAGCAAAAAAGTATATCAAGGATAATCGTGTCCTTGTTATTATCACCTCACTGTTGGGTGGTATACTTCCTATCCCTGGACGTGTAGCATTGTCTGCACCACTCTTAGATGGTATTGCTCCACGAGATCAGGAACGCCGTTCTGATTTTGGTGTGATTGATTACCTATCAGTCCACCATTACTACTGGTGGTCTCCACTAGAGAAGACAGTTGTTCTACCTATGGCAGTGATGGGTGTATCCTATGGAACATTCCTAGGA